AACTTAAACAAATCAACCAAAGGTTCAGGTCCACTCGCTCGACCACCAAAGGTCTTTAGTCTTTCTCCGGCCGGTCTTACTTTGCTTACGTCATACTGTGGTATTTTACCGGCATATAACATAGCTATAAGCTCTCTAAAGGATGAGGCCCACCCTATCTTACTATCCGCTACTACAATCACGCTATCGGACTCATGGAAGCTCTCAGCGATAACTGGCATTTTATTAATGAAGTTTCTTTCAACACTAAATCCAACTCCAGTTCCGCACATAAGAACATACATAAGCTCATCAAAAGACCTAGGGGAATCTATATGCAGATAACTACAATTAAATCCCGCTACATTGTCTTTGTCTAAAGCTTCACCGGCAGTCATTAGACATCTCATAGATGGCATGACTTCTAAGTTATAAATCGCATTGTATATTTTCTTAGCTGTCTTATCGTCTATCTGTCCACGATTAACCCAAAAGTCTACGTACCTTTGTACCGTTTCTTCCCAAGTTTCTCTTCTGTTTTCATCTGATAGCCAACGGGCGTATCGAGATTTGTGTATAAACTGTTGGTACTGGTCCATCTATTTATTTTCCTCCTCTACTATACCGATTAATTTATTTAAGTACCACTTACACTTACCTAAGTCTTGTACTTGTTTCCCTTTGTAATCATACCGCCACAAGTATTTCATACAGTTACCTTTGAGATAACCTTTGAACGCATGTGATGACATGGATTCTTCAATAGCTTCTATACACTCTATTGTACCACAGTTATAGTGCTTAGGTCTATATATTTCTTCATCTTCTTTATTCTTCATCATCGTTTTCCATCTTTGGTTTATCGTAATAGTTTTCATGTAACCAACGAATAGTCCTATCTTCAAATCTTTTTAGTAAATCCATAGGAGTTATTTCTAAGGTCTCACATATTAACTCGACATCGTGTGTTTCAGCTATCTCTTCCAACAATTCATCAAAAGTCAGCATTTTTTCTCCTTCACATAATCTAACAAGACTTCAATGTTATCTATTGTATAAAACTTAAACTTCTCTTTTGTACACCACTTACCCATACATATCTTACTGCCTTTACGTACTTTTTTGTTTGGGTTAGACAATATAAAAACTAGTTCCCAATCAGGAGCGGAGTCACGTATTGATGTGTATTTCTTCGTATCTCCAACTCTAAAAAAACCTTTAGCTTCTATCAATATCTTTTTCTTTTCATGTACAAAGTCAGGCAAGTAATTCTTTTGTATTATGTAAGGTATCTTGTAAGGCTCATACTTAAACTGTTTGTTTAGTTTCAAACGGATAGACTCTTCAAGTCCTGATCTAAATAACTTATTCATTGACTATTATTTCCTGTACTTTAGGTTCATTTACGACCTTTGCTAAAAACCTTGGACCGTAGGAATAATTGAATATTCTTAAATTGGGGTAGCAATGCCTTTTGAATTGGCAGTAAGAGCAACCAATAGCAAGCTTTAAGTTTCCTGATTTGCCATCTGGAATAGGCTCGTAACAAAGAGACTCCGGCTCCGGTTGCTCTACTAGCTTTTTTACATGCTTCACCCTATCAACTATATCCTGTTCGTTTAAAACAGAGTATACAGATGCCTTATCGTCATCGAGATCATACTTTAAAAAAGTCAAGTGTCCGTTTGTTTTATCCATAGCAAGCCAACCAAATACTCGCTCACCTTCTGAATGTGCGTATGCTTTGATTTGATCGATGTATCCAAAGGGATCATCAAATGCCAGGGTTCCTTCTTTAAACTTCTTAAACCCATATGGACTTGCAGATTTAACGTCTGTAACAATACCGTCTATCTTGCAATCCATATGTCCTATTACCCCCTCTACCTCACAAACTTTTTGTTCGTCAGTAACTTTATGTCCGGATAATCTAGTAAGAAACAAAAGTAACTCTTCAATTAAATGTCCATACATAAACTTAACATAAGTGTGCGGTAATATTTTTTCAGCTTTAGTACTATGAAATGCGTTCCATAAATACCTATCTGTTCTACCTATACTAGATAGCCTAAGTTTTCTTTTATTATCTTTTATCCTGTCATCAGAAAACTCTTTTTTCATCAGAGCTTTTACTGCTTCTCCGAATCGTTCTATCTCTTCATCCACATCCACATTTTTAGGTGGTTTCCTGTTTATCATCAAATCGTAGATGTCTCTAACTAGAGTTTCAGTTGTCCTTTCCACTTTGGTTCTCCCCTTTAGTGGGTTTCGGCCCACGAGTTTCCAACCTTGTATTCGCCTTCGAGTGGACAGTTGAGATTGAAGTGCAAGCCGGCCGCTTCGATACAGCTACAGGCGAGCCTCCCAAAAACCTCAGTCTTCTCTTGTTCGACCTCTGTCTGGATTTCATCGTGAATGTTCCCCACAAAGTGATAGTTTAGTTTCCACTTGGTAGCGTACTCGTCTAACAATGCTAGAGCTTTCTTCATAACAATAGCTCCGGCAGATTGTAGTAAAGTATTTAACGCTGAGTGTTCTGATCGTACATAGACCCTGCGCCTATCCAATCCAAGAACGTAGCCTCTTCCGCTCGCCATGCTAACTCTCTCTCGTAGTCTTCTAAGAGATGGCGTATTTCTAAGGAACTTTTCCTTAAGTTCTTTACCATCTCTTGCAGTTCCTCCGATGATAGCTCCGATTTTAGCATCTCCGGCTCCGTAAAGGAAAGCGTAGTAGAAAGTCTTTGCTTGATCTCTAGTTTTAACGCCCGTAGCCAACTGGTTTGCCGAATGAATGTCTCCATGCAAAATTTCATTAGTGTATTCCTTGTCATTCATGTAGTGTGCAAGCATACGTGCTTCAAGTCCACTTGCATCCATACCTACTATTTTATAACCGTCAGGGGCTATCCATAGCTGTCGGCACTCTTTCCCATAAGGGGAGTAAACAGCGGGGATTTGCCCCATGTTCGGTCCTGAATGAGTCATCCTTCCAGTTACAGCACCGTTTGGATTTACGGAACCATGTACCCTACCATCGTCCCATAATGCATCCAACCAACTTTGTATCTGTGCGACTCTCTTTTGTATCATCAAGTACTCACCAATAAGTGTAGCTTGGGGTATTCCCTCGACTTTACTTAGCACAACTTCGTCAACTACTGCATGGCCGGTCTCAGTAAACTTCTCAGGCTTCCACCCGAAATACTGCAAATACTTACCAATCTGTTGACGAGACCCTAGATTGAACAATGGATAGTCTAGTCTACTAAAAGAACCGCTGACTGTTTCCCATTGATCTCCTAAGAATTTTAAACCAACAACCGATGTTGTACCATCCTTTTTAATTTTCGGTACAATAGTTTTAACAAATACCGGTAACGGTTTAAATATTTTTTGAACGCTCTCTTCCAGTTCATTCTTTCTCTCCTTGAGTTTGGCTAATAATTCTAAAGCTTTCCCCTGATCAAGTAGCCATCCTCGATCAATTTGCTTTGTAATAATGCTTTGTACCTGATGCTCAAGATCAACGCTTTCAGAGCTAAAACCTCTAAGTTTGTGTAGTAACACCTTGTACACCTGTACATTAAGTTTAGTATCACGTATGCAATACGATAGCATATCATAAGAAAAAACTGTCCAATCATCATGTTCTCCCTTTGGATAGTTTAATAATGCACCCCAATTATCTAACGAATGTCCCCCTTCCCTTGAGGGTGATTCAAGTCTGGACATTACTAGGGTGTCCGTTATTTTACAGTTAGAGAAATCAACCTTTAATAGTTTTTCTAAAACTGGTATGTCATATCCAATAATATTGTGACCGATGAGTTCTATAGGTTTATTATCTTCAACCCACTTTGGAAAATCATTGAGTGCTGTATCTACCCAAGATGTTCCTTCATCTGTCTCCAAATCATGGATACAAATACACCACACAGTATCAGGTCTGAGACCGTTTGCCTCTATGTCGATGACGTACTTCTTCATTAAAAGCTCTCGTCTTCAACCGGACAACTCGTTTCGTGCATACGTCCGGTGTCCTTATCATAATATAAGTAACAAGCCGGTCCCGTAAGGCCAACAAAACGATTCTTCAATACCCTCACCGTAGTCGTGTTTCTTATCTTGGGATCATTGTGTTGTTGATCACGCTCCAAACCAATCACGATATCTGACAACTGAGCGATAGCCGCTGAACCTCTGAGTTCACCTAAGCTTATCTTGCCGCCATCTTCGTGAGCTTTTGAACCGTTTGGTCTCTTCAAGTGAGAAACTAAAAATAAACCAACACCAGTTTCCTGAACAAGCTTTCTCAAGTTAGTCATAATACTATCAATAGCTTTTCGTTCATCACCAGTATCTTGATCGCTCACAACAATACTCAGGTGGTCAAGGATAATCCATTTACAATCCAGACCTTTTGCCATGTATCTTATTCTACCCAATAGGTTATCCTCATTTGTGGAACCCCAATGGTCAAACAGATATACACGACCTTTACCTAAAGTATTATCCCAATACTTTCTTTTATCTGCCTCACTTATACCTTTATCCAAATGAAGTAAACGATTAGCTTCAATGGACATAATACCAAGGGCAGTCTTGGTAATATCTTCTTCAAGTGCGAGTATGCCTATGTTGTCTTCGGTTTGATTCAACAAGTAATACTCGAGCTCTCTTACAATTTGCGATTTGCCCATGCCGGAACCAGATGTTATCGTTACCAATTCTTGGGGCCTAAAACCGTATGTAAGCTCGTTTAAGCAAACCCAAGGGTAGGGTATAGACTCCCTATCGGAACGCTCTAAAATCATGTCCCAAGTGTCTTTACCGGCCACTATACCATCAGGCTGATAGGTCTTTGCGTTCCACCACTCACGAACAAACGCTTGGACCTTGTTTTGTTCCAACATAGCACCCGCATCTTTGATAGGAAGCACTACATTCTTTGCTTTGTTAGGGCTGAACAGATCAAGCACACGCTTCGCGGCATCTTGCCCTGCTTTATCACTATCAAAACAAATGATTACATTTTTAAATGATTCTAACCACTCAAGATTTTCTTTGATGTCTTTGACTGCTCCTGACGCTCCGCTTCTAATGGATACAACGGGGTATTTCCCATCGAACATTTCACAGACAGCCATTGCACAGACCTCGCCCTCTGTAACCGTAATGTATTGACCGCCACCTTGGAACGCCTGTTGCCCGAATAGCCCGACATTATGAAAATCTCCTGTAGAATAAAAAGTTTTGTTTGAACACACCCGAACCTTAGATGCGATTATGTTTTTTGAATCCTTATCATAGTAAGGATAATGATGTTTAACGATTTGTCCCTCTTTTCCAAACTCTACAGTCACGCCATACTTACTAGCTATGCTTTGACTGATGCGTCTGTCGGGAATCGCGGCAACCACTCCTGTCATATCTAAAGACCTCGTTTGTTTATGTCTTTCCAGACTGACCACATTACCATTACCTTTTTCATAATGCCCACAACCGACTGTGAAACAATGAGCGTGTCCGTCTGAATACCTAGCTAAATTATCCTTAGAGCCACACTTGGGGCATGGCTCGTGTTGGATAAACTTTGAATCATCGTCCGACATCAAAAATCGCCATTAGATTCAATTTCATTTAGCTCAATGACTTTCACTTTGTTCAAATAAGTGGAAGTACCATGTATAGGATGTTCATTACCTTCTGTGTACATTACTCTCACTTTTGAACCGCGACCAAGCTCTCCCAAAAACGGGGTCCCGTCACTATTAAAGACTGGAACCTTATACTTTGTGGAAAACTTTCTTTGTTTAACACCTTCATACTCTCTGAGCTTGACACCCTTATCTAATAACTTATTGGATGTTTTTTCATCTAAAGACAAAACAATAGAATATTTACCAGTTGATTGTCCTTGATAAAACTCATGGTCTTCCAGATTTTGAAAGGCTACTTTACCTTCTAATACATCTACCGACATATCTTACCTCTTTAGTTAGTTTAGTTTATAGTTCTTTAGTATATTAATTAAATAACAAACTAAAGTACTTAAGTATATTATAACATAATAATACAGACAAAAGTAAAATAAGTGTGACCGAAAAGTCATCATTGGTCATTTAATAGCTCCATGATTTCTGAATAACTCCTGAGTTCCACTTTATTTCTACCTTCGAGCAAAGCTTCGTTTGAAATTGAGAGACACTTCAAGCAAAGATCAAGATACTTATCCGGCCTATGTTCCTTCTTTGTAAACCAGTTAATCTTTTCTTTCCGCGTCATCTCAAAATCAGTCAGGATGACATCACAAGCTTTACATCTGCTCATATTGTCCTATGCCACGATTGTACGTGAACCTTATTTGTGAATCGCTATATGCGTTGTATGAATCTCTAAGTGCGTCTCTTGCTAGCTGTCTAGCGGCATCGATTGTTAAATATTGTAAATCGTGCTCAACCATCTCGTCAACCATTGTATCGCGTTGCTCTGGTTCAAGACGTAACTCTTCGATTCCGTTGTTGAACTCTTCGTTATCGATTAAGAGTTGTTTAATTTTCCCCACTAAATATTACCTCCATTTCTTGATGAACTTCGCCAAATGTTATCACAATTAAAGGCAAAAGTAAAATCACTCCTCTAAAAGCCATAGCACTTAGCTCCCCTGTCTGCGTGTCTACAATCCACACAGGTCGAGAATCAGCAAATTCAATGTCGAGCCCTGTACCATTTCTGAACTCAAATGTCAAATGCTTCTTCCCAAATCTCTTTGTAAACATATACTTATCTCTCTTTTTTAAAGTAAATAATTGAAAACCCACTCGTTAGAATGGGCTTCTCAGTTACTTACTGTTTAAGTAAACCTCCTCCATCATCTCAGCTCTTTTGAGTTCCATGTCCTCCTCGTACTCATGGCGTGATTCGTAAGTTTCTGCGAGCTCCTCAGACTTTCCCGCAACGTCCCAAAAGGGGTCGATCATTGCTTCATATTGATCACCCCAAATATCAGCTAGTTCCCTAGGCATCTCTTAAACCTCCCTTTATAAGTAGTACATCCCCCAAAATCGGGGGTATTCTGTTTTTACGGGCAAAATCTAGACCCGCGTTCTTATCACCTTCACCTATGCTCGCATAAAATAACTGCGTAGCTTTTAGGTTCATAGGTAAATCTAAATAGAGACCCTCCTCATTTATTATGAGATCATCCCCATTATACAGTGAGACTCGTTCAATCAACCCTCCAACGAAATCTTGCATATCTTTAAGGTT